GCACTGGTTTCGGCTCGCGCGCGGTACGCCGACTGTCGTTTTCGCGTCGAACATCGCCCACTCGAAACACATCGTCGAGCAGTTCCTTGCGGCCGGAGTGAGTGCCGAACACATCGACTGCTACGACGATACCGATGCGCGCCGCGCGGCGCTAAAGCGCTTCGAAAGCGGCGAGACGACGATCATCAGCAACGCGTCGCTGTTGTCCGAGGGATGGGATGCGCCGTTCTGCCAAACGCTGATCCTGGCGCGGCCGACGAAAAGCCTGATCCGCTACATCCAAATGGCCGGCCGTGTGCTGCGCCCTGCGGAAGGCAAGACCCGCGCACTGATTCTCGACCATTCCGGCACGTCGAAGAACCTTGGATTTCCTACCGATGATCTTCCGCTCGAACTTGATGACGGAAAACCGAAGAAATCGGCCGCATCGAAGAAAAAGGGAAAACTGCCTACTGCGTGCCCGTCGTGCTCGTTTTTGAAGGTGACGCACAAATGCCCGTCCTGCGGATTCGAGCCGGAAAAGCAGAACACGATCCATACGGCAGACGGCCACTTGGTGAAGCAGGAACGCGGCACGAAAACCAAAGCGACGATGGCCGAGAAGCAGCAGTTTTTCTCGGAACTCTTGGGCATCAAGGCGATCCGCGGCTATTCAGACGGCCGGGTCGCGAACATCTATCGCGAGAAGTTTGGCGTGTGGCCGAACGGTCTTGATCGGACCGCCTGCGAACCGTCGCGGGAAACAAAATCGTTCGTCCAATCGCGGAACATCGCTTATGCCAAGGGGGTGAAGCATGCAGCGTGAGCGGATTGGTGATCTATGCGTCGGGCGCTGGGAGTCAATCCTGACATCTATCGGCATCGCCCCCGAGGTCTTGTCGAAAAAACACGGTCCGTGCCCGATGTGCGGCGGTAAGGATCGATTCAGGTTCGATAACAAGGGCGGACGGGGCACGTGGTTCTGTTCCCATTGCGGCGCTGGGGATGGATTCAAGCTGCTGTTACAGATGAACGATTGGACGTTCCCGCAGGCCGCGCGCGAGGTCGAGCGCGTTCTCGGAATGTCCCGGGAGGATGAGCCGAAGTCGGAATTTACCGATGAGCAGAAGCGCCAGGCGCTCCGGCGTGCGTGGAAGCAGTCCGCACCGATGATCGTCGGCGATCCTGTGTGGAAATACTTGCACGGCCGAACTGGCATCAAGACTGTTCCGACTAGTATCCGCTATCACCGGGCACTCCCGTATGCCGACTCGCTGTACCCGGCGATGCTCGCCGTCGTGACGATGCCAGACGGCAAGGCGTCAACGATGCATCGCACCTGGCTTGATGGCCACGGCGGGAAAGCGCCGGTCGATCAGCCGAAGAAAGTCATGTCTGGAACGATCAAGGGCGGCTCTATCCGGCTCGCACCTGTCGCCGAATGCCTTGGTATAGCCGAGGGAATAGAAACGGCTCTGGCGGCCTCTGTGCTGTTCGACATGCCGGTTTGGGCCGCGATCTCGGCGAACGGCATGCATCAATGGGAACCGCCTGCGGAGGTCCGCGAGGTCATAGTGTTCGCCGACAACGATGAGAACTACGTCGGGCAGAACGCGGGCTACGCGCTGGCGCAGAAACTCGCATCGAAGGGAATCAAGGTCGAAGTGCGGATTCCCGCGCGCGTCGGGTCGGATTGGGCAGATGTGGCAATGGAGGAATTTCATGAGCGAGCATAAGGACGCGAAAAGCGCCGGGATGAGCACGACGGAGCAAAACGAAGTGATTCTGGCTGCCCTTAAAGCATGCAAGCGAGAACGCACAATCGAACAATTGATGAAGAAGTGTCGCATGTCGAAAGGCTGCGTTTGGCGCTCGCTCAAGCGTTTGGAGGCTCAGGGGCTTGTTTGCCAAGTCGGCGAGTTCAAGAGCGTCGGGAAAACCGGGTTTGCGCCAACGACATGGAAATTCATTAGCGACGACGCGGATCGAGTCATTCATCGGCGAATTTCGACGCACGAGGCGCAGGTATCGGGCGTCCCGGAGCGCCTGCGTAATCTCGACGTGCCGGTAGTCGGCGTCTTCCGAATCGCGGCGTTACAAGCGGAGATGACGGCGCAAGAACGTGCAGCAGCAGCCAGGAAGAAGGCGGCATGATCCCGCACATCTGGAAACGCAACGGCAACTGGCACTGTGGCGTGCCGCTCGTCTCGGGCGTGAGCATCGTTTGGTGGCCGAAGGGAATGGGGAAATCTGCGGTTCTGGCGTATGCGGCATATGCCGGTGGGTTGGAGGGGTTGAAATGAACGTGCATCCTGGCGATCTGGCGATTGTCGTGAAGTCGGATATTCCGGAAGTAGTCGGAATGATCGTTGAGGTGGTTTCCGGTGCGGGCATCCAGGACGATGAAGGACTATTCGAATGGTTTGTCAGGCCATCCGCGCCGTCGAGATGCTTTTTGCCGGATGGCTCTATTGGCGTTCTGGAATTGGTCGGATGCCCAGACGCATGGCTTCGTCCACTTTCCGGCCTTCCCATCGACGAAGAGACAAGAGAGGAACTGACAGCGTGAAGCCGCGCAAGTGCAAATCCTGTCGGAATCCTTTCACGCCGACTCGACCGATGCAAAGCGTGTGCTCCGTTTCTTGCGCCCTCGAACTTGTGGCGAAGCTGAAAGCGAAGAAAGCTGCTCAGGACGCACGAGAACAGCGCAGGAGCCGCCGCGAGGCATTGGAGAAGGTCAAGACAAGGGGCGAGCACTTGCGGGAGGCGCAAGCGGCTGTGAATGCATACGTCCGCGCTCGCGACGCGAATGAGCCATGCATATCATGCGACAGACCGTCCTCTTGGGGTGGTCAATGGCACGCATCTCATTTTCGCTCGGTCGGCTCTAATCCGGCGTTGCGTTTTAATTTGCTAAATATAAGAAAAGCCTGTAGTATTTGCAATGTCTGGCTTAGCTCGAATTATGCTGGCTATCGCCCTCGCCTGATCGAGAAGATCGGATTGGAGCGGGTGGAATGGCTTGAAAAAGAGCATGGCCCGAGGAAATACGACATTGAATATCTTAAACGCTTAAAGAGGATATTTCGTGAAAAGGCGCGAAGAGCAAAAAGATTGCAAGATAGAAGGATGCGGACGGAAGGCGAGATACCGAGAGCAGCAGGTCTGCCAGAAGCATTACTTCCGGTTCATGAGGACTGGGAAGTATGAGGATCGGCCATTGACGCGAGGCACGAGGCGCCAAGATCCGCGTGGCTACTGGCAGGTTTATTTGCCCGAGCATCCATTGGTGGACAGCACCGGCCATGTGTGGGAACACAGAAAAGTAGCCTATGAGCGTTATGGAGAAGCTCTGCCGCCATGCGAGCTATGCGGGAAACTGGTCACATGGAAGAATGTCCATATAGACCATGAAGATGAAGATCCGTCGAACAACGCCTCGACAAATCTTCGACCACTTTGCCGCGGCTGCAACGTTTCCAGGCCTATGCGAGCAAAGTCGATTTACTTGACCGTGGATGGCGTCACTAAAAACGCTATGGCTTGGTCGAAAGATCCGAAGGTAAACATTTCCTATGCAACGATCTTGAAGCGAAAGGCGGCTGGGAAATCTGATTTCGATGTTTTGTTTGGCGAAAAAGCTACGCATAACGGGAAGAAGCCGGTGCCGGCGCCGCGCAAGACGAACTTCAAGCACGAGCGCTCGAATGCAGTTGCATTGACGATCAACGGGGTTACGAAAACCGCCACGGAGTGGTCAAGAGAGCCGGGATGCACAGTGACAGATGGCGCGATTCGATTTCGAGTGCGGCAGGGATGGCCTCACGATAAGGCGATATTTGCGCCGCCGAAGGCCATGAAAGATCGCACTGTGGCGACAGTTCGCAACGAGTTGGGAAGATTCGAGAGCATTACCGTGCCGAAGTCCGGCGATTGAAGAAGGTCAACTAGACGGCGCCCCGGCGCTGCTTACTTTGACATGAGGGGAAGAATGGAAATCGATGGTGATCGAGGCACGGGACGAACGACGGCACAGATCCGGTCAGCTCCGCATGGCGCGATATTCGTCTGCTGCCATTCCGCAGCAAAAGACTACACGCGCCGTCTTGCGAAAGATTTGGGCCGAGATGATTTGACGATTGTCGAGCCGAGTTGGCTAGATCACGGCTGGATGGGAAAGGTTATTTCCGGCTTAGTCGTGGATCACGCGTGCCAATTGAACGAGAATCTGCGCTGCGGCCTTCTGCAGGCTCAAACTAGGATCAGGCCATGAAACTCTGCAAGGACTGCAAGCACGCGAATATAGGCTTCATGACGGCTGTCTGCGAGCATCCCGAAGTCAAACGCGATCCTGTCTGGGGGCGTGCCTCGGTAAGCTGCTATCGCGAACGGGAGGAAAGCGGGAAGTGCGGCCCGAACGCGACTCGATTCGAAGAAAAGCCTGCACCGGAGCCTGCGCCTGATGCCAGGGCGATTGTCTATGCTCAGCTTGATCCTGACCTCAAGCGCGGCTGGGTTGCTCGAATATTCGGATGGTAGTCATAAACACATTGCATCGGCCTACCATGTGTGATAGCGTAACGTCAAGCTAAACTAGTTTGTAATAGTTACATGGAAGCCGAGCAACAAGAGCAGAAGAAGCGGCAAAAATGGGGTGGCCGGCAGAAAGGCACCCCGAACAAGGCCACTGCTGACGTGCGTGCAGCTGCGCGCGAGCATGGGCCTGCCGCTATAGCTACGCTTGTGTCGATCATGCAGTCGTCTGAGAACGACACGGCACGGATTGCAGCCTCGAAGGAAATCCTGGACCGGGCGTATGGCAAATCGGTCCAGGCAGTGGAGCTAGGCGGCGAAGGCGGTGCGCCTCTCGTCATCGAAATCGTTCGATTCGGAGAGAAGAAATGACGGATGAAGCACAACCGAGCAGCACGGAGCCTGTAGTCCCTACTCCGGCTGTTGACCCCAACGCAACTGCACCCAGCGCGCACACGCACGAATCCTTGCTGCGCCGCATCCACGATGTTCTAACCGCCAAGTTCGCTGGCCTCGATCACGAACTGAACCATCTTCTCGCGGAAGCCCGCAAAATCCTCTGATCTCCAAGGAATCGACATGAGCAAGTACGAAGGCAACAAAGGCAACCCTGGCGAAGCTGCATCGTGCGCTGGTCACGCTCGAACGGCTCCGGCCGGCTCGTATCACGGCGGTATGCCGCCGAGTGGGCCGAAGAAGGAGCCGACACGCCTGAATGGCGTGCCGTCGATTCCGCAGCGAGGCATTAGTGGTCGCGGCTCCAAATAAGTGAGGGCGCCATGGCCGAAAAGAAAAAGTGGATTCAGGGCGCCATCAAGCACCCTGGCGCGCTGCACAAAGAGCTTGGCGTGCCGCAAAGCAAGAAGATCCCTGTCAAGAAGCTCGAAGCCGCAGCGAAGAAGCCCGGAATCGAGGGCAGGCGCGCTCGTCTGGCTGAAACTTTGAAGGGCATGCATCACGGGAAGAAGAAATGAGCGGCAACCAGATCCAGCCAGGGATTGCCACAACATACGTTGATCCGACAGGCTATGCTCGTCAGCTTGAGGATCAGTTCTTTGGCACCCTATATGCAGCCGTAACGCTGAATTCCGCGTCGGGGGGCACGCCTCAGATCATCCTTAGCCCGCCAGCGGGCTCTTACATCTTCATCCGAGGCATTCAGATCACCGTCGATCCGACGTGTACTTTGTCTGCTGCTGGCATGGAGACGACTACGATCACGGCCTCGACAAGTGGCATTGTTGGCGCTCTGCGCTCTTACATTCCAGCGACATTCACTGCGCCGACGGTCCCGACTGTCCTTAGGCAGACAAGCGCGCCCGGCAATTTCTTCGCAACGGTTGCTCCAGGCGAGACGATCACGGTCGCCAACTCTGTCGCGCTCACGGCGGGATCGATTCGGGTTGCGTTCAACTATGGCCTTTCCAACGTGCCGATCGGGAATCTCTGATGAGCTACGAGTCTCGCATCCATCGCCGCAGTGAGCTTCGATTCTTCTTCGATGAATGGGATATGAAGCTGCTTGACTCCATGATGGAGAAAGAGCGCCGGCAGCAAGTTGCACAGATGGCCTGTCGCGCCATCCATTGGCACATTCAACGAGCGCGCGTAAGTGTTGGCCCGCTGGTCGAGCGGAGCATTGCGCCTGACCTGCATCAGCCGCTGTGACACGCATAGCCCTTCCGAATAAGTGGACGCCACGCCCGTATCAGATGGAGGCGTGGAATTACCTTGAGGCAGGCGGCAAGCACGCCGAGCTGGTTTGGGCTAGAAGAAGCGGTAAGGATGAAATCTCGCTGCACAGAACGGCCGTAGCGGCCTTTGAGCGGGTCGGTAGCTACTGGCACATGCTCCCAATGGCAGCGCAGGCGCGTAAGGCCATTTGGAATGCCGTGAACCCCCACAGTGGCAAGAAGCGGATCGACGAAGCATTCCCCGAGAAAATCCGCCGCAAGAAGAACGATCAGGAGATGTACATTGAGTTCATCAACGGATCAACGTGGCAGGTCTTGGGGAGCGATAATTACAATGCTATGGTTGGCTCCCCTCCTGTGGGGATTGTCTATTCCGAGTGGGCGCTGTCAAATCCTGCCGCAAAGGCTTATCTCCGGCCGATCATCGCCGAAAATAACGGGTGGCAGATATTCATCACGACGCCGCGCGGGAAGAACCACGCGTACACCACATACAAGGGCGCCCAGGAAGACCCTGACGCCTTCGCGCAGTTGCTTACTGCGATGGACACCGGGCAGTACACGCCGGAGAAACTGGCAAAGCTGAGAGCGGAGTACGTGCGGGACTTCGGCGAGGCGATGGGAAATGCGCTGTTCGACCAGGAATTCATGTGCAGCTTCGAAGCGCCGATCCTGGGTGCGGTGTACGCCAAAGAGCTTCGAGAAGCGCAGGACCGCATCCGGCGAGTGCCGTACGACCATACCAAGCCCGTTCACCTGTATTGGGACTTGGGCCGCGCCGACAAGACGGCAATCTGGTTTGTTCAATTGGCTCCATTCGAATATCGCGTCCTCGATTACCTCGAAGGCACGGGGAAACACATCAGCGAGTACATAGTTGAGCTACAGCAGAAAAAGTACGTCTATGGCACATGCGGCCTGCCTCATGATGCTAATAACGAGCTTCTGGCTTCGGCCCGCACGGTCGCCCAACAATTACGCGATGCTGGGTTCAAGACCAAGACGGTGACGAAGACTTCGGTGGATACGCGGATCGAGGCGGCACGCGGCGTGCTGCCTCTGTGCTATTTCGACGAGAAGAACTGCGCTATCGGATTGGACGCGCTAATGAATTATCGCTATTCTGTCGATGGCGAGACGAAGCATTTCAGCAAAGAGCCTCTGCACGACTGGGCTTCGCATGCGGCTGACGCCTTTGGCTACATGGCGATTGACCTGAAAGAGCCGAAGGCGAAGCAGAAGGAATTCCAGACCAAGCCGAAATTCAATACTTTGGGCCGCAGTCCTGGCGGTTCGTGGATGGGGATGTAAATGGCACAGCGCGACAAAACAATCCTGGACCGAGCGAAAAAGCGCTTCAAGAGTTGCGTCGAGTGGGAGGGATCGTTCCGCCAGCGCTTCAAGGAAGACATGCGCTTCCTGTACGCCGACTCGGACAATCAGGAACAATGGAATGCCGCGGTGCGCGCTCAGCGTCAATTGGCCGGCCAAGTCATGGTCACGATCAACAAGACGCACACGCACTGGCTGCATGTGGTCAACCAGGGCAAGCAGAACAAACCCGAGATCGAGATCAGCCCGACTGGCGATCAGTCGAGCTATGACAGCGCGCAAATCTTCGAGCAGATCATAAAGCGCATTGAATACATTTCGGACGCGCAGACGGCATATGACATTGCGGCCGGGTTTCAAGTAGGGGGTGGCATCGGTTACTGGCGTCTGGTGACTGATTATCGGGACGAGGACAGCTTCGACCAAGAGATCTTCATCCGCCAGATTGCCGATCCCCTCTCGGTCTACATGGACCCGGAGATCGAGAATCAGGACGGTTCGGATGCTCGATTCGCGTTCGTGTTTTCCGACATGCCTCGGGAAGAGGCTGAGAAGCGTTGGGGCAAGATCGTTCAGCAAAGCCCGAACCTCGGCGACTTGGCCGAGAATTGGGCGCGCTCGGATCAGGTACGCGTGGCCGAGTATTACGAGCGGTCGGAGCAGAAAGAATGGATGTACGCCATCCCGACCGCTGACGGAGATATGATCGTCGCTCGCGAATCCTCAATGCCTCCCGAGGGCGCTGAATTGCTCAAAAATGCGATGGAACAGCGCGTGGACATTCAGCGCCGACGCGTCTCGAAGTATTCGGTCGATTGGTACAAGATCGTCGGGAATGAAATCGCTGAAAAGTCGGTATGGGCCGGGAAATACATCCCGATCATCCGTGTTCCTGGCGA